TATGATATAAAATTAGTAAACGGAAAAGAATTAGAAGGTGTTAGATCTTCACATTTTAAAGTTATAAAACCTTAAAGTAAACCTTGGATTTTAAAAAAGTTTTCGTATCTTTACAATATAAATAAAATATTAAAATTTATGAGTACTGATCCAACTTTACAAACAAAGCGCTACAAATCAACTGACGGAACTGTTCGTTATCTCAAAGATGGTAAACTTCATAATTGGGAAGGACCAGCGATAATTCATCCTGATGGTAAAGAAGAATATTTTATTAATGGGAGTTCGTTTTCCAAAGATGATTGGAAAAAAGCTAAAAAAGATGCAAACGGCTTACCTTGGTACAAATCAGGAACTGCTAAAGCTAGATTTTAATGATAGTATTTGAATATTGTTTCGGTCAAGAAACTTATGGTAAGATAGAATTATATGAAGGTAAGTTTCAATGTTATGAAACACCTATGTTTGGTGGGGATTTTTATAAAACAGGACCACTATTTGATGATTTAGAAAAAGCAAAAGAATTTTTATTATCACTAACATAAATTTATAATAAGGCTTGGAGAAATCCAAGCCTTTTATTATCTTATCATATAATTAATTATAAAATTTATATTAAAATGAAAATAGGATTTTGCGGTACAATGTCTGTAGGTAAGAGTACATTAGTAAAAGAATTATCTAAATTACCTGAATTTGCAGATTATTATTTTGCTACTGAACGTAGTAAATATTTAAGAGACTTAGGTATTCCTTTAAATACTGATAGTACAATAAAAGGTCAAACTATATTTTTGGCAGAACGTTGTTCTGAATTGATGAGAGACAAAGTTATTACTGACAGAACAGTAATAGATGTGATGGCTTTTGCTCATTGTGCTGAATCTATATCAGATGACGAAAAAGAAGAATTTATTAACTATGCTTCTATGTTTATTTCTGAATATGATCATATATTTTATGTATCACCTGTAGGGGTTCAAATTGAAGATAATGGAGTTCGTGAAACAAATACTGCTTATCGTGATTTGATAGATTTAACTATTAAACACGCCATTAAAGAGGCTTTACCTTATATCACTAACTTTAGTATCATTTCAGGAACAACTGAAGAAAGGATTAAACAAGTGAAATTTTCATTAGGATTGTAATATTTATAAATAAAATATTAATAATCATACATAATGAAAAAATCAGAATTCAAAAAACTTATATTAGAGTCAATCAGTGAAGATGAAAATCTAAAAGAAATGGCTCGTATTGCCTCTGGATATAAATTAACAGATAACTGGGAAGAAAACTTTGACAAATTACCTGATAATATTAAAAAATCTACTCGTTTTATAAGAGTGGTAGATTATATGAAAGGTAAAGATTCTGTATTAATGAAAGACATTGCACAGGATCAATTTAATTCTACAGATACTGCTTCTGTAAATCCACAATTACGTGCTTTATTAGATGCTGAGGTTGTTGAAAAAACAGGTTTAGTTTCTGAACCAAAGAAAAATCAACCTAAAGAACCATCAGCTGATGGAAGAGGTAGAAAAAAAGTAACAGATGATGCTAAAAAAGAAATGGGTATGAAAGTAGCTGTTAAATTTGCTAAAGCATCTGCTGAATCTCCTGCAGAATTCTCTGATGAAGAAAAACAATATATTATGGATTTATATTCTATGGTAGCTCCTAAGAAAAAATCATCTAAAAAAGCAGAATAATGAAAAAATCAGAAATAAAAGAAGCTATCAAAGCTCATATTAAATCTCTGATGGAAGCTGGTAAAGAAGTAGTAATTACAACTAATGATGGTACTTCTAAAACTGCATCTTCTGCTGAAAAACTAAGAGCTAAACAAGCATCAGACAATGATGATGTGGTAACATATCAAAAACGTGGTGCGACTAATGAAGCTGGAAAGAATTTTAGCTTAAAATCAGGTTTAGAAAAAGTAATTAATCAAGCTTGGGAAGAAAAAGATTTAATAAAAGCTAAACAAATAGTAATTAACTTTTTAGAAGATAGTGGTATTAAAGAAGAAGATAAAAAGAAAATGATATCGACTATTAATGCACAACCTAATAAAGGAAAATTAGATTATTATTTAGCTAATGCTTTGTTAAAATTTGAAGGTCATTCTATATCTAAATTAGAAGAGAATAAAGAATTCTTAAGAATGCAAAAACGTGCTGGTTTGATCACAGAAGGTCAATATCAAAAAAAATTAGAGGAAATAGAAGGTGATCCTGATGATTATTATGGATATAACGAACCTATTGACCCAAATGATTATGCTGATGATAATAGTAATGAAGTTGATACATTTTGGGAATCTCTTGGAGAAGGATACTATAAAGAAGACGATGTATATTACACACCTCACGGTTTTCAATTTGATTATAATCCTGAAACTAAAACCTTTTCTTCTGAAATCCAATATTCGGATTATGGAGATGATAGAGAAGAAGGAGAAGCTAAAATAGATCCTATGTTAAATGAACTTGAAGATACTTTAGAAGAGCAATCAGAAAAAAAAGAATTTAAATGGGAAATTAAAACTACTAGTGATGCATATTCAGTATTTATAAAAATATAAATAGTTTGAAAAT